TTAAACTAACCGAACTTACACCAATTGCGGATGGTATAGGCAAAATTTCGGCGATAGCTTATTCACCTGACTTCATCATAAAAAACTTAGATGGAAGTTGGAGACATGTCATTGATATTAAAAACTCTTTTGGCGTGTATGGCATTGACCAATCCGTTAAGCTTCGTTTTCGTCTATTTGCCCTTAGATATGGTCATCCAGTTGAAGCGATTGTTGTTCGTGCTAGAGATTTTAAAGTGATCACACAAGGCGTTACTAAGCCTTTAAACGAAAAAAGACCATTCATAACCGATAATTTCGATTACGAATGGAAAGATGCAACTAATTATTAAACGAAAGTAGGAAAATAAAATGACAAAACAAGTAAATTTCAGACCAGAAGTGAAAAAAGTGACATCTAAATCAAACGGAAATATCGAAGTGCTATTAGTGGTTAGCAACGCTTCATTAAAAGGGAAATATGAAAGTTTAAACGAATTTTTAGGCAAAACAGTATCAACGACTATTGAGCCAGAAACTGTTGAGTATAAGGTGCCAGTTAACAAGCAAACTAATAAGCCGAATGTCGAATATGTTGTAAATAACGACGGAACAGTTGAAGTCCTAAAAGAAGAACAAACTTCTTTAGAAATGGGCGATGATGTGCAAGAAGTCGAAGAAGTTGCTGTGCAAGTATCGAAAGAAACCATTGACGAATTCATCAAGAAGGCAACGACAATCGAATGGCCAGAATCAGTAACAATCAACGTTCGTGGCGTGTTGCATCGGATCGATGAAGGGGAAGCGCTAGAAGAAATTGCGGCTGATCATGATGTTTCAGTTGACAATCTAATCAATCAAGTTGAACTAGCACGCCAACATTTTGCACCGTTTGCAGATTCTTGGAGCAAAAACAAAGAGAACATCATTTTCCCTGAAAAGACAGTTGAAGATGATGAAGAAGAAATCGAAGAATAATCTCGTAGAAAGTGAGTGTTCATTTTGCTTGAGATTTATTATACGCCAACATCCGCAATTATTGCGGATGCATTGGCTAAAACATATGAAGTCGTTTCTTTAGAAACAGCTAGAAATATTGCCAAGAAATTTAAGGCTAGTTTAAAGCAGAAAACGGACCTTTATGTGATTGAGGGAATTTTGATTGATGCTGGTTATCAAAAAGAGCCAGTGAATTTATAGAAGGGAGTGGAGGTTTGCGGCCGCAGTAAAGAATTCTTTACTCCTTTGAAATTATGCAGAGAGAAACGAAAATACAATTATTTAACGATCATTTTCAAAATTATAAACGGTATGGCATACCGAAAGCGCAATTAGTTATTGCAGACATTCCTTATAACTTAGGTAAAAATGCATACGCATCAAGTTCTGCATGGTATGAAGGCGGAAAAATTGAAAATGGAGAATCGAATAAAGCGAATAAAAGCTTTTTTGACACCGATGAGAATTTTAGAATATCAGAATTTATGCATTTTTGCTCAAAAATGTTAAAGAAAGAACCGAAAGAAGTTGGAAAAGCGCCAGCTATGATAGTATTTTGCGCCTTTCAACAGCTTCAAATGGTGATTGACTATGGTAAAAAGTACGGCTTTAACAATCATATTCCACTAGTTTTTATTAAGAAATCCAGTCCTCAAGTATTAAAAGCAAATATGAAAGTTGTAGGAGCTACAGAATATGCGCTCGTTCTTTATAGAGAAAAACTTCCGAAATTTAATAACGACGGCCGTATGGTTCTAAATTGGTTTGAATGGGAAACGGATAACAGCTATCCAAAAATACATCCGACACAAAAACCGATACCCGTTATTAAACGGTTGATTGAAATTTTCACAGATTATGGGGATGTTGTAATAGATCCATGCGCTGGTAGTGGCTCTACGCTTAGAGCTGCGGCAGAACTCAATAGAAATGCTTATGGATTTGAAATAAAGAAAGAGATGTACGAAGTTGCGCAGGAAAAAATGTTGTCAAATATCCCAATGGGGCTATTTATATGAACTGGAGAACAGCTGTCACTATTTTAGAAAGTGAGTGAAGAAGATGATTCCAAAGTTTAGAGCGTGGGATACCTACGAAGAAGAAATGCTAGAAAATGTTACACCTTTGTTTGATGACTCGAATAGCATGATGGCCATAATTACGGATTTTCAGATTAAAGGCAGTCCTGGTACGTCTGAAATAGATATAGGAAGCTATGATACAACTTTTAATTGGGATGAATTTCCTTATATCCTTATGCAATCAACAGGCTTAAAAGACAAGAACGGCATTGAAATTTTTGAGGGTGATGTATTATATTACATTACTTTCGAATCGCATATAAATGATAGCATCGTTGTATTTGAAAAAGGTTCATTCTGCAAAAAAATGTTAAGAAATGGAAAATTAACATCTGTTAAATTCATTGACAGCGAAGAATATGAAGTTATCGGAAATATCCACGAGAACCCAGAACTATTGGAGGTCGCAGAATGAGTAAAAAAGCCGTTTGGTTATCAGATATTGAATTCATTGAGATGCATAGTAGCGATTGGGAAAGATTGGAAAGTGAAGCGTTTGAGGCAGATGAAAGTGTGCAACTGCAGCTCAACGAAAATCAGCAGATTGTGCTGGATTGGTTGAAAAATGACATGTTAGATAACTCAGATTTTTACAACACTTTATACTCTTCTAGGAAATTGTACGTTGTTGGAGAGCCGTATAGAAAAGAAAATATAGCATTCATGAAATTAGGAGACAAAGAATTAGCACAAGTTATCCAAGCATTTAGCCAGTGGGCCCTTGAACAGGAGGAAGAGTGATGTTTATTGAACTTACAGCGATGGATGGGAATGTTGAGTTTGTAAATGCCAACCACATCAAGTGTATTTGTAACTCTAACATGCCAGGGGTAGGATCAATTATCGAATGGACGCATGCTCCAGCTTGGAATAATGATCATACGGACTATAACTCCTACTACAAAGAAACTCCGAAAGAAGTATTTAATAAAATATATTATGTATGTCATGAAGAAGGACGTTAGCTATTAGATTGGAGGAAGCGGAATGAGCTACGAAAATCACAAAAATTGTGTTGAAGAAGTAAAAGACAAGAACGGTAAAGTAATTAAATATCATGATGTTGTTCGAACGTCACGAGGTGAAATTTTATTAGTCGGTTTTGGAGTAAATCACCATCATAAAACAAAAGGTTTGAATGCCTTTAATAATTTTATTGGTGCTCATGATTGGTTAGATGTTTACCCCGATGGAGAATTAGAAATCCTAGGAAATGTTGACTTTTTTGGGAGGGGCAGCGATGAATAAACAAGAATTGATAGACATATTAGAGAATTTAGAATGTAGCACAGAAAGTTTAAGCTATGACAACGGTTATGAACAAGGTGTTTATGATTCGTTGTCGCACGTGATACTACTAGACGAACCAAAAAAAGTGGTGGTGCCTAAGTTTGTTGCGGATTTTATAGAAGACGGCAACCATTACGATAAAATAGCGTTCTTAGTACATCAGAAGTATTTAGGTATCAACTCGCTCATGAGAGAATGTCCTGTTAAAGACTGGCTTATGTCTGTTGACTATGAAACTGTATTAAGTTTAGTCAACGGCTACGAAGTCGAGAAAGAGCAATTGTATTATGTTTTATTGCCAGAGATGGGAGAATATGAATCGAAATACTTTTTAGATCAAGACGGTGAACTGAGTGTAGATAATCAACTTTGTGAATATTATAAATTAACTGAACAAGAAATCAAATCAATTGACGAGCGCTATTGGCCGTTTGCTGTGAAAGTGTAAGTAATGATAAAAAATAAAAAGCCGGATTCCTCCGACTGTAATCAATATTCTGGACACGAATATTATACCACAACGGGGGAATCAAAGGATGGTACTTTTTGACGTAAAGAAATATGAAACACCAGATGCAAAGGATGTAGACATGGAACAAACTAAACATAACGTCAGTGTATTCTTGTCTGCGTACCTTGCTGCTAGATGTCGTGTTGGCCAGCCGAGGGAACCAAAAGTAACAGCTTCATTCTCTTTGGTTCCACCATCAACGGCCAATAACGTTTTCGAAGCCGAACAAATGTTAATCCAGAAAGAAGAAGCACAAGAAGAGTTTGATTATCTTCATAAGCTTTTTGTTAGAGGTTATTCTGCGATTCAGCATCCGCACAAACCAGATGTTACCGAGCGAAGAAAGAGAATCTTCTATGACCGTTATATCAACGGCAATCCAATCTATCTAGCAGCGCAACGAAACTGTATCAGTGAAGAATCAGTAAAACAAGAATCTAATATGATCATTGTTCAATTTGCTTCGGCACTGGAACTGGTTGCTTTTAAGTAGCCATTTATTACACTTTTTATACCTCTTTTATACACTTTATCTACACTTCATATACCTTCTAAACGAGTTATTATGATAGTGTCAAAAAAATAAGAAATGCGACACACTTACACAAAATTTAAACGGAACGATTGCCTACTTATTTTTTTGATTTGAGATTACAAGAAAGTAAAAAAATCTACTTTTTTCGTTTAGTCACATGTGATCTCAATTAGATTCTCTCGCAAACCACAAATTAAAACTAAAGAAGTGAGGTGAATTTCCTCTCTCTTTTTCTACAGGTTTGCGAGTGTTTATTTATAGACTTGCAAATATCCATTGAAATATATTTTTTTATGTTCAATAATATAAAGAGATATTAAACATGGAGGCTAAAAGTATATGATATGTTTACAGGTGTTTTTTTATTGGTTATTTGCTAAAACGATAAATTATTATTCGAGTCTAAATGTCTTAGGTATAACTGGAGGGAACATATTTTTTGATAAAGATGGAACCTTTCAATGGTCGAGTATAGCAGCGTTAGTCAGTTTTGTTGCAGCATGTTTGACATTTATAGGGGTCTTTATTAACGTCAGTACTCAAAAGAAAATAGCAAAACAACAAATAGACGCTAATTTAAAAGCAAAAGCCAGAATAAAATGGATACAGGAAGTAAGAGAAATCTCGGCTAGGCTTATTACTAATTTTTCTGAATTAAAAAAAGATCAAACTAATTTCAAAGAAAAGTATATTAACATTAGTAGAGATGCGGAACTATTAAAGTTATATTTTGGGTTCTATGGGCCTAAGGAAAAAACAACTCTCGATTACGATATATTATTTAATACTGAAAGCAATGACAATAAAAACCAATATATATTTGATTTTATTGATTCTATGTTAGATGATTTAAACGATGAAAGTTTTGATAAATATAATTTATACTTAAAAAAATATGAGGAATATAAGGAAAAGCTCGCCGAATATAACAAAGCTATAGAAAAATATTGTGATGTGCAAATCGATAAATACGGGAATCCAGAAATTGTTCCAAAAAAAGAACACGAATCTCAATATGACTATTATTTTGGTTGGATTCAAGAATTTAGAAGCAAAAATAGCTCCTATTATAGTTACATACGAGAATATGATGAGAAAGGAAAAAATTTTGAACAAATTATTTCTATATATCTAAAAATAGAATGGGATAAAGCTAAAGAAGGACAGTAATAAATGATTATAGATCACTCGCTGAGTGATCTTTTTTATAAAAAAGATATTCGTATTTAATATAATAAAACAGAAAGGTGCTGATTAAATGAAATATTTGGAAGAATATAGTGTATTGATATTAGGGGGGATAGGAACAATTTTATTAGGGATAATCGGCAGGTTTATCCCCTACGGTAATGAGTCGTGGAATTTTCTATTTGAAAACTTAATCTGGTTCCCAATAGAACTAACTGTTACTCTCTTATTTGTTGAGCGAATTATCGATGAGAAAAATAAAAAAATTGAAAATACTAGAGAATTTAATCAGTATTATTCTATAGCTGAACCAGACTTAACTGAATTAATCTATATTATGAAAGTACAAGTTATATCTATTTATACAGGTATTTTCGCTACAGATTTGGAACAAGTTAAAAAATATATGGAAGAGTTAGATGCAAATATAGATATGTATATTAATATTGAAAAGGTACGTGAAGGAAGAAAAATATATATAGTAAATCCTCAAGATTTGTTTAATCCAGAAGAAAGATATTTATCTTTTTATAATTCATTAGAACAATATTCGGGCAAAATCATTCCTTTAATTGAAAAGCATCTATCTTTGTATGTCAAACTAATTCCTGTAGATATATTTCAATTACTAACGAGACATACTCAGAGGTTAGAAGAAAATATTTTTAGCTCTTTAAATGACAACTCAGTACAAGCTAGAAACATTTTGTTGAATAGAGAAAGACAAGGGGAGGTAAGCTTAATAGAGTATCAAGAATTGGCTGAAGTGTTGAAAGCTTTTTACCAAGATACTATTAATGATATAAGCAAAGTTGAGAAGATTATAGAGGAAAGAAATAAATAACTGTTTATAAAGAATACTACTGTATAAACAGTAGTATTCTTTATTTTGTAGAAAGGAAAGATGTATATGCATAAAAATGAACAAATCAAAAACCAACAGTTGCAGTTACTAGAAATCATGAAGAAGGTTCGTGAAGAGAAAGATATAGATGCGCTTGCAGAATTGTTTATTGAAATCATTTCAGTATATGGGATGAAGATGGACGAGACATCAGCGTTGCTTTATTATGTCCAGAAAGAAACGCTTGAAGAAGATCACAATGCACAGTTCTTAAATGAACGATTGAAACTCGATGTTAAGTCGCTAGGTGTTGAAGGTGTGCTGCAAGTACAACGTGCGTTGGTTAGTACTTATATAGATAGTTTGAAGAAAGGAAAGTGATTGGATATGACGGATAAAGTCTTCACGTTAGAAGTTAAGGATGAGTATTCAGAAAGTAAAACGAACATTGATGAAACATTCAATGACGATGTAAATTTTGTTGTTTTACCTAATGGCACGATGATCGTTAAGAATCCAAAAGTTACAAGATATATTGAGAAACTAATTGAAAATACGACAAAAGGAACAAGAACCCTTGCAGGTTTGTACACTACTTACCGAAAGGAACCGTGGAACAAAGACATAGATTGCCTTAAATATGATGCGGAAATTCAAAAGAAGATGAAAGAACACGCTCAAAAAGAAAGTTCAGATGTACCATTACCGAAAGAAACAACGGCTGATTTACTTGAAATCAAACTAAAAGATACTGATTCGATTCCAGAAGTTTACTATAAAGGACAACGTTTAGATAAATATCCTCGAGGACTTATTGATATTTCTTATAACTGGCATACTGAAGATAACGAAGAACATGAAAATGGTTTACATGACATTTCGATTGAGTATTATGATGAACTTCCAAAATATCCAGAGCACTTGGATCGGTTGACTATTAAACATCATCGTGATGCTTAACATGATTGATGTATCATCCAAACAAGCACGAGCAAAGTTCTATGGCTCATCAGAGTGGAGAAGATTAAGGCAGCAGTGTTTAGAGCGTGATCATTACGAATGCCAGTGGTGCAAACAAGAAGGTAAGTTAACAACCCAGTATGATTCTATTCTTGAAGTGGATCACATTAAAGAGTTAGAACATTACCCACAGTATGCCTTGAATATAGACAACCTAAGAACATTGTGCAAGGACTGTCATAATAAACGGCACGGTAGATTTAACTATAGAGAATCGAAAAGAAAAAAGAAATGGGATGATGAATGGTGGTAAAGAAATGTTTGAAAGATTATGTGGAAGATGGAAGATACACGATTGTTGTTGCTCCTAGTATGAAGTCATTAATGATTAAAATAAAGGAACTATATCCTACGGCAGTAGTAACGACTTCTGATGCTGATGGGATCGGAGGTAAGAAACTCCTGGTTGATAAATGGGCGGCTGATGGGCTAGGTCTCAAAGCAGCATTACCAAAGTACAGAACCCAAGATGTTGTATACGAAAACTTCACAAAGCAATTTGTTGAAGGCGGTAATGTAACTGTTAACTTTTCTTCGAAGTTACATGAGGGATGGGAGAAGGCATTTAATCAAATTAAACAAACTACTAGTGAAAGTTTAAGGAGTTCTTTTATTGGATATGTAGCAGGTATTCATGCTCATCCTTACAAAGAACAAGGTGATGAAGACTACATGGATTATGGCAAGCAGTCTTTCGAAGGTAATGTTTGGAAACAAAAGCGACAGGATATCTTGGATTCGAATAAACCATTAACCAAAGAAGATGTAAGCTTCTATTTAAACGGGAAAGTTCCTAAACTTTACATCAAAGGCCAAGAGGTTGGGGTTGCATCTATGACTGCACATTATGTTACTGATAGTGATATGCCAGGAACAAATGTAATCACATTTGTTTATATGACAAAAGATGATCCTAGAAACAAAGTCTTGTCGATCGATCTTAATAACGGAAGGGTGTTTAATCAATGAGTAATGATGAAAGAACATTTATAAAAGAAGGATCAGCAATTCGAAATATAAATGAATCCAGCCACGATGCCAGCGCTTGGATTCAAGATACAATTGATAAGTTGAATTCATTTAAGCAACGAGTTGATGATGGTCATGTGATCATAATGGGTGGGGACTACAATGAAACTCATCCAGCACCAGACAGAGAACAGGTAACGTACGATTACATCTCATTGTCGATCGACTTCGTGGAAACCAAATCCCAAAACATGACCGAATAACAAATGAAAGTGGGGACTAACATACCCCCGGTCAAATTATTTTGGGGTCAAATCCCAATCTAGGGAACCGGTGGATGGGGTCAACTGTCTAAAATTATACGTTAAATTTTTTTATAGGGGGGTGATTGCTATTGAAAATGGCAGATTTGAAAAAACAGTTGATGAGTCAAATTGACGAAAACGATCAACTAGAAGTTGAAAAAGTCGAGAGATATCTTGATTTAGTAAAGCTTTATAAAAAAATGAATTCGTCTATTTCTAAGTATGGAACGATTGTAGAGTTTGAAAACGGAGCGCAGAAATACTTAAAAATCAATCCAGCAATCGCCGAAAAAGTTAAAATTTCACGTGCATTGATTGCTTTAGGAAAAGATCTTAACTTAGATGAATCAACAAAAATAGTGACTAGCGTTGATGATGATAATTATAGCGAGAGTGACTTAGTATGATTAAGCAAAAACATGTCGATTACTATATACAACAATATAAAAAAGGTGAAATAAAACTAAATAAAGAAAGAATTGAACTAATAGAATATCTTGAAAGAGATATACTTTCAAGAGACGATATATATTTTAATGACAAAATGATAGACGATTGCATCAATTATGGTGAAAAATGGTTTTTTGAATTACAGCCATTTCAAAAATTTTTGATTGCTTTCGTCTTTTTGTATTTTAAAAAGAATAACAGAAATTTTTATCGTAAATTTCTATGGATGTTTGGCCGTGGTGGCGGTAAAAACGGGCTTCTTTCTGTCGTTCTTAATTTTTTACAAACTGAATTACATGGAATTCTAGATTACAATATTTCGATTGTTGCGAATTCAGAAGATCAAGCAAAAACTTCTTTCGAAGAAATTTACAATACAATCAAACGAAATAAAACACTTCAAAAAGCTTTCGAGTATGGGAAAACAGTTATAACCTCTAAAAAAACTGGTAGCTATATAAGATTTAGAACGTCGAATGGCGATACTAAAGATGGTTTAAGAGATGGAGCGGTGGCTTTCGACGAAATTCACCAATACCCTTCGAACAAAGATGTAAAAGTGCATATTTCTGGATTAGGAAAAAAGCCGAATCCTAGAGAATTTTATGTAGGAACAGATGGATATGTTCGAGAGGGATTTTTAGATTCTCTTAAAGAAAAAGCCAAAAGAGTGTTAAACGGTTCTAGTCGACCTAATGCTATTTTCCCTTTTATTTGCAAATTAGATTCAGAAGACCAAGTGACAGAATCAGAAAACTGGGAATTAGCAAATCCGATGTTTCATCAACCTTTATCAGAGTATGCCGAGAGCCTTTTAGAAACTATTTTTGAAGAATATGAAGACTTAGAGGACGATCCGTCAAATAGAGAAGAGTTTATGACTAAAAGAATGAATTTACCAGTTACAGATTTAGAAAGATCAGTGGCTAGTTACGAAGAAATAATGGACACCAATCGTCTTTTACCAAATTTAGAAGGTAGACAAGCAATTGGATGTTTGGACTTTGCTAGCTTGCGAGATTTTGCCGCATGTGGTCTTTTATTTAAAGATAAGGATGACTATGTTTTTAAAACACATTCATTTGTTAGAAAGCAATTTGCAGACATATATTACGGATACTCTAGGAAAGCATCAGAACAAACAAAAGAGCGATTCGCACCGATAAAAGAATGGGAAAACAGAGGATTATTATCTGTAGTTGATGGAGCTACAATTGAACCACAAACAGTGGTCGATTGGTTTGTTGAACAACGATATAAATACGGAGTTACAAAAATTGTTGCCGATAATTTCAGAATGGATGTATTGAGACCGTTACTAATAGCTGCGGGATTTGAAGTGGTTGTGATAAAAAATCCTAGAGCAGTCGATAGTTTGCTTGCACCGAGAATAGAAACGGCGTTTGCTAATAGACACATCATTTTTGGAGAAAATCCGTTAATGCGGTGGTACACGAATAATGTATTAGTAAAGACAAACAATGATGGAAATAAGACGTACTTAAAAAAAGAAGAAGTTAGAAGGAAAACAGATGGATTTAAAGCATTTGTATGCGGTATGTATTTAGCAGATGAACTCACAGATTATAATTTTGAAGATGCATTCGATATATTAGAAGAATTAGACTTTTAAGAGGTGATAGTTATGTATAAACCACAATACCTAAATATTGTTAGGGCAACGAAATCAGCTTATGGAAACAATATTGCATATTTCAAAAAGACATTCGTTACTCATAACGGCTATAAATGGGATATGTCAGCAAAAAAAGAAAATAAATCGGGTCGTCATTTTTTAGGAAAAATAAAATAAATAGTACTAGATGTCGACGGAAAGGGGGTGAATGAGTGAGTTTATTTGACTTGTTAAAAGGTACGTCAGCTAAAAACAAAGCTATTCAAGAAATGTTGGATTTTGAGTTTATAAACGACGTATCTACTAGAGCATACTTAAAGCGCTGGGCTTTAGATTCTGTTTTAAATTTTGTCGCTAGGACCATGTCAACAATGCAGGTACAAATAAGAGGTGCCACGAAAGAAGAATGGGACTATCTACTAAACGTACGCCCCAATAAAGACATGTCAGCGAATGATTTTTGGCAAAAGTTCTTTTATACACTTTTAAAAAATAACGAAGTGTTAGTAATTGTTTCCGATGATAATCAGTTATTGATTGCAGATGATTTTTACAGAAATGAATATGCACTCTACGAAGATACGTTTTCGGAAGTAACTATAAAAAACTACACATATCAGAGAAACTTTAAAATGTCTGAGGTTATTTACCTTCAATATAACAATGAAAAATTAGATAAGTTCACCGATGGTCTATTCAATGACTATGGTGAGCTTTTCGGTCGTATCTTAGAAGTTTCTATGCGAAATAATCAAATTCGAGCAGGTGTTTCCATTGATCAAACAGGTAGTTATGGAGATAAAAAGGACGGAAACGGAAGAACCGATCAAGAAAAAATACAGGCATTCGTTAATAAGATATACAAATCTTTTAGAAATAACTCGGTAGCAATAGTTCCACAACTGAAAGGTTTTAAATACGAAGAGTACACAAATAAAACGGGCTCGTCTAATCAATCTTTGGAAGAATTGGACCAAATGAAAAAGTCATTAATCAATGATGTTTGTCGTGCCATTGGTGTTCCTTCTGCATTAGTACATGGAGAAATGGCCGATCTAGAATTTAATCTAAAAGCCTATCAAAAACTTTGTATTACTCAATTGAAGGACAAACTACAATCAGAACTTAATAATAAAGTTTTGGAAAAATATGAGTACCAACAAGGTGTACGAGTGGTAATCATGAATGTTCTTAAACGTGATCCGTATGAACAAGCTGTACAAATTGATAAATTAATTGCTTCTGGAGTATTCACGCCTAACCAAGTGTTAATTGATTTTGAGTATGAAGAATCAGAGGAAGCATTTATGAATGAGCATCATATTACTAAAAACTATGAAAAATTGAAAGGGGGTGAAGATGAAGATGACAGTGAAAATCAAAGTTAATGGGCCAATCATTTCTAGTGATGATAAATGGTTCTATGAGTTGTTTGACATGGAAGCAACATCCCCGAAAGATGTTTTAGAGTTGTTACCTGCAAATCAGAATGAAGATGTAGAAGTGACTATCAACTCTAATGGTGGTCTAGTGGACATGGGGAATGAAATTTATACAGCTTTGCGTTCTTATGAGGGACATGTGAAAGTGAACATTGTAATGGCTGGAAGTGCTGCAAGCATCATTGCGATGGCTGGTAACACAGTTGCCATTAGCCCAGTTGGTCAAATTATGATACACAATGTCGCGATGGGAGCTGGTGGCGATTATCACACAATGGACAAAGCAAGCGAGATTTTACAGAAAGCTAATAAATCTTTAGCTAATGCTTATGTTTCAAAAACGGGTAAGGCCAAAGAAGAAATTTTAGCGTTGATGGATAAACAAACATGGTTAACCGCAGAAGAGGCTGTTGAAAGTGGTTTTGTAGATGAAATCATGTTTGAAAACACCGAACGCCCATTATTAGTTGCCGATGGAGGAAGTGGCCTTATTTCAAAAGACATTATCAATGAAGTGAAAAAACTAAAAAATCAGCAGAATGAGCCAGTAGTCATGGTCAATAAAAAAGAATTAAAAGAAATGATTGCTGAAGCAATCGTAGAAGTGAAGCAAAACAAAATTACAATTGAACAAACTATCGAACCCAAAGAACCCACGAACGAATCGCCGTTTGCTAGGTTCTTATTTTAATACACATTTTTAGGAGGAATTTAAATATGACAATCAATTTAAAAGGAATGGTCAATTATCAAGAAAAGCGTAAAGCTTTTATTGAATCTGTAAAAAATGGTGATCCACAGGAAAAACAAAATGAATTATACGAAGCATCTATGAATGCTTTAGCAGAAGACATGGTAGCGGAAGCAAAAAAAGAAGCTCGTATGGAAGCAGAAGAATTTATCAATGCTTCAAAAATGGATAAAGATATTACACCTCAAGAAGTGAAATTCTTTAATGCAGTCACTGAAACAGGTTGGAAAGATGAAGAACTACTTCCTGAAACAACAGTGGATGAAATTTTTAATGATTTAACAAGAGAACGTCCATTATTAAAAGAATTAGGATTAAAATATACAGGGTTACGATTGAAAATCTTAAAATCTGATCCAAAAGGTGCCATTGTTTGGGGTAAAATTTTCGGCGAAATTAAAGGTCAGTTAGATGCAACCTTCAGCGAAGACGATGCAAAACAAAGCAAAGCAACAGCATTTGTTGTATTACCAAACGATCTATTAGAATATGGTCCTGTTTGGATTAAACGTTATGTAACTACTCAAATTAAAGAGGCATTTGCTGTTGGCTTCGAAGATGCTTTCCTAAATGGCGATGGAAACGATAAGCCTATTGGTTTAACTCGTGACTTAGCAAAGGGAGCTACTTCAAACGGTGTGACTACTTATCCAGAGAAAGAAGCAGCAGGAACTTTCACTTTTGC